CTCCGATGGCTAGGCTACCAAGCAGGACTATGGGCATCGTCTCCATGGACGCAACGAGCCTTGGAGAGGTTGAGAAAGTCCTTGGCGAACTGAAGCAGCAAGTTTATGACGCACGAAAGAAGTCCGCAGTAAAGGCAGCACAGCCAATCGTAAAGCGAGCTACAGAGCTAGCGCCTGACTCCAAGTCGAATATCACCGCAGGCGGAAGAGCGGATGGGCCGACAAGAGACAAGTGGGGAAAGAAGTACCGGGACAACCCAAAGTGGACTGGAATCAGCATCAAGCATCATGTTGGCGAAAAAGCAATCGTCGGAAAAATCCAGGATTTGTTGATTGTTGGATTGAAGTACCCAAAGGGCAACAAGGGCAACTTCAACTACACAGTCAACAAGGAGGGGCGTGAAGAGGTATTTTGGGGCAGACGCAATGGGACATTGTGGAAGCCTGTGTACCGATTCATGGATAAAGCGCTGGACGAAAAGAAGAAAGAAGTCGTCGACATCTTCGTCGCTGAAATGAAGAAGGCTATCGAAAGTGGCTAACGTAGGCATTGCATTCAGGACTCTGTGCCTGACCAAAACAGCGATCACCAACCTGATCGGGCAGCGAATGTACCCTGACGTCCTGGTTCAGGGGTCGCAGATGCCTGCCGTGGCGTATTACATCATCAGCACCGAGCGAGAAAAACTGATCGGCAAGATGAGCAGGCTTGCACACTCCAGGTTCCAAATCGACTGCTACGCAATGACTCGTAGCCAGGCAAATGCTGTGGCTCAGGCATTCAGGACGAGCCAGCTCGATGAGTACCGTGGAATCACAGCATCGATCATGTTCAATGGAATCGAGATAGATTCCGGCGAGCAGTATTTGCAGGAACCACCAACAGATGGAAGTCAGGAGCATCGCTACCTGACTAGTTTTGATATGCTAGTTCATTACACAGAAGGAGTTTGACAATGCCCGTGACATCCACCTCAGGCGATACCGGGAATGGGGCAACGCTGACCTTTGCAACCACTGCGTTTGCTGTCGGCCTGCAGAACATTCAAGGCTGGACCGAAGAGGTCGAGCGGCTTGAAGTTTCGACGCTTGCCACGACTTCCTTCAAGAGATACATCGCTTCGGATCTCAAGGAAACCCCAGAGATCACCGTCAACTTTTACTGGGACACCTCGCTTGCCCGTCCCGCGATCGGGGGAACGCCGGAAACGATGACCATTACGTTTCCGATACGCACGAATGGTGGTGAAGCTACTGCCGCAAACTATGCCGGCACTGGCTTTATTCGCTCGATTACCTGGCCGACTTTGGAAAATGGTTCCGTTCAGATGGGAAGTATGGTGCTTTCCTTTGACGGGACAACTGGTCCCACTTGGACAAAGAGTGCATGATGATTGTTGAATTGCGTCCGCATATTGGACAGATGGCTACCGCTCTTGGAGTCGTCGACGTCGAACACGATCAGTGGATCGTCATGGCAGGAGTTGAAGAGGATCGGGTGCGACAAGTCGGGTATCTGTGCAAGACCCCCGGCAGCAAAGTCCAGCCGATTCTCTCGCTTCCTGACTCGGTTTGGGGTAAAATCACCGATGAGTTGATGAAGTTGCCGCAACTTCAGGGCTGGACCCAGCCCAAGGTTGTGGACTTTTCGACCGTGGTGTTTATGGACCAACCGGAAGACGAGCAGGAGGATGTCGACGATGGCGATGAGTAAGGAGCAGTTCCTGGCAAAGAGTTCAAGGCGATACACCGAACATGAAGGTGTTCGCCTCCAAAGCTTGACCGCCAAGGAGTACTTCGAGTGGGAAGCGGATCGGATTGACTACGCCAAGGGGAAGGTCACCAAGGAGAAGATTGTCACTTCTCGGCCGAAGCTTTTGAGCCTGATGGTTGTCGATGAGGATGGGAAGCGGATGTTTCCAGACTATCGAGAACTCGATGGGCTCGACAGCAAATGGATTGGTGACCTGTACGATGCGGCGATGTCTCATGCCGGATTTGCAGACGACGACGAAGTGAAAGACGAAGAGGAAACGGAAAAAAACTAAGGAGACACCCGAGGCTAATGCTGGCTGCAAGGCTGTGCTTCGCCTGGGGTATTCCTGACGTTGAATCGTTTCTTGAATCCACGCCTCCACAAGTGCTTGATTTCTGGATGGCGTTTGACCGGATCGAGCCCATAGGCGAGTCGGCTTGGCAGTCAGCGAGGATCGAGGCGATGCTGTACAGCATTCGCCAAGCGGTCCTTGCGTTTGGTGGGCAGCGCACAGACTGCATTACGCCAGACGACTGCATGCCTCCACGGTATCTGAAGTACGAGCAGAAGAAGTCGCCAGCGTCGATCAAATCGATGCAGAGTGTTCTTCAGTCTATGGCTTTAGGGGGTGCTGCAAGTGGCGAGAACGATCACTAGCGTCAACGTCCAGCTTGGATTTCAGTATGAGAAGTTCAAGCAGGGCGTTGACGGCAGCATTAATGCATGGAGGAACTTCAACAAGATCGCTAGGGACTCGGTCCCATTGCTCGATCGATACAACGAGGCAATCAAGAACGTAAATCAATGGTTTGTCACCCACAAAGGTGATCCAGAGGCTTATGCAAGAATGATTGACCAAGTCAATTATTCGTTCAAGCAAGGCAAGTATGCCATAAAAGAATTTAGCGACGAGCAGAAGCAGTATCTTGCCGACTTAAAGAGAGGCGCTGAACTTAGCATCGGGACCGCCGAAAGAAGGCAGACTGAGTACAACGCATCCGTTGCCGAAGCGGAGCGACTGCAAAGAGTCGGGACCATGTCCTTTGAGGCATATACGAAACGCATCGAGGAACTCAACAAAGAGTATCTCGGCATTGCGACTTCGGCAGAGAAGGCAGCAGCGGCAGAAAGAGAACTGCAGGCTGCAACGGCTTATGCAAGCTCAGTTATTGCCTCAGGCATGAGCAATTGGGACAGGTACATTGCAGAACTGAATCGATTCAGGGATGCAGCAGCAAAGGCTGGCATGGGCATTAGGGAGTTTGCTGCAGGAGAGGCTGCAGTAAGAAAGAAGTTCGGCATCCAAACTCCAGATGAGTTTTTTGAAGACCAGCAACTTCAACTTGCATCTGAAGCAGCAGATCGACTTGAGAAAGCTGTCCGTCGCGTTGATGCTGCCGTTCTGTCTGGAACGTCCAATTGGGACAGGTATCAAAAAGAACTGCAGCAGTTTCAGCAGGATGCAGCACTTGCCGGGACGGGCTCTCAAGACATCGCCACGGGAGAGGCTGGGATTAGGAAAAAGTTTGGAATCCTGACTTCGACTGAATTTTTTGCAAACCAAAGAAAACAGGAAGACGACGCAAGAAAAGACAGAATAGCTCAATTGCAGCGTGAGTCGATGACTTTTGATGAAGTCGCTGGCGCAAGAATGAAGGAGCTTGATTCCCTTCGTGCAGCTGGCCTTGATTCCGAGACGTATTGGAGACAGACAAGGAAGCTTAACGATGAGATGGCAAGGCAAGCCGGCATTATTAGCGGAGGCGCAGGTGGCGTTCAAGGCCAATCACTGACTGCATCGCTCCGCAGTCTTGGACTGCAGTATTACGCAGTTTCGCAGGCAATGATGGCAGTTTCTTCTGGCATTAGGACTGTGCTTAATTTTGAGCGGCAGACCATTGCGTTTGCGTCTTTAACTGGAAGCATCGAAGAATCCAGCAAGATGATGGAAGGGTTTCTTGAGCTTTCCGCTAAGGCACCTCTGTCCATTACTGCAATGCAAGGCGGGGCAAGGACGATGCTGTCTTTCGGCGCTTCCGCCAAGGAAGCTGGTGCAGCAGTCGAAATGATCGCCAAGGTCACTGGTGGCGATGAGATGCGATTTCAAAACATGTCGCTTGCCTTTGCCCAGATCCGCGCTGGCGGAAGGCTTATGGGACAGGAGTTGCGACAGATGATCGATGCCGGCTTTAATCCGCTGGAGCAGATAAGCAACAAGACTGGCATGTCTATGCTTGATTTGCGAAAGCGCATGGAACAAGGCGGGATTTCGTTTGACATGGTTCGGCAAGCCATGGAAGAAGCAACAAGCGGAGGAGGAAGGTTTGCAAGACTTTTGGATGACATTTCTGGAACCATGTCTGGCAAATTGCAAAGAGTTATTGCCGACATCAATGCGTCTCTGATTGACTTCAGCAAAATGATGAGCTTCGACCTTGGCAACATTGTTGACGGAGTCGTGTCTTTTGTCAGCATTGCAAAAACAATTTCTCCTGTGCTTGCAGTTGTTGTCAAACTGACTTCCATGTTTTCTGATGGCATTCAGGTCGTTGACATGGCTCTAAAGGGCTGGGGGCTTGCATTCAAAAGCCTGCAGGAAACGATCGATTCGTTTCTCCCGTCTGGATTTAAGCTCTCTGACCTTTTTGGCAAAATTGCAAGCGTCTTTGAGTACATTGCCCAATTAAGGCAAACAGAAAAGCTGCTTGATGAGCCGATACCTACCCCAGAAGAGACGCAGGCCCAAAAGGCAGCAGACGCATACAAGGCATTGAGCGATGCTACGCAGGCGGCAAGCGATGCCACAAACGAGTATTACGACGAGCTTTCAGGGCGATTTGACGAAGCACTGAAGGGCAGCGGCAAGTATACCGACGCTCAATTAAAAATCGCTGAAATTGAAAGCCGTGGGATCAAGTTGAGCGATGCCCACAAAAAAGGCATCGTCGACAGAACTGCAGCTATTGAGAAATTTGAAAAGCAAGTCCGAGACGCCCAGCAGGCAATGGAAAAGCTGCAGGAAGAACAAGAGGGCATGCAGGACTTGATGCGAGAGCTTCGTCCTCAAGACGAGGCGGCTAAGAACGTGGAGGAAGTCATTGCCCAGATTAGCCGAATGGACTCCATGTTTGGGCTCGAGAACCTCGGCGTTACAATGGACGACATCAAGAGAGTCGTAGGCAGCAAGGCTGGCGCTGGGCAAGGCGATTCGCTTGACTATCGCCTGGGGGAAGCGGTTCAGTCTGGCTCAAGCGCTGCAATCCAGAAGTTGTACGATTTCCAGGTAAAGCAAGACACCTCGGAGATTCTGACCGACATTTCCCAGACGTCCCGAGATCAGCTTGATTTGCTCAGGCAAAAGCTTGAAGGTGGTGTCGTCTTGGCAGGAGCGCGCCC